GTGGATTGTTTGGGATAAGGTTGTATCATTGCCAACGCTGTCGAAATGTGAATTGGCGTGGACCAATGCCATGGGACACGTGGAGATGGTGAAACTATTGTGGTCTGGATATAAAAAATGCGAACCCGTGAAACGAATCCACCCAACACAGAAGCCCATCGCTTTATATGAATACGTGTTTTCCTTGTTGGCAAAACCAAATTGGAAGATTTTAGACACCCATCTGGGCAGTGGTTCCAGTGCCATCGCCGCCCACAATATGGGCATGAATCTTGATTTTGTGGGATATGAAATCGACAAGGAATTTCATGAAAAATCATTGGAACGGATAGAGCGTCACAAATCACAGCTCCAGCTGTTCTCAACCTCTAGGAACAAAGTTCTTTTCTGAGCTCCTCCTTCATCTCTATTTTTTCCAACTTGTCTTTCACACCTCGAAGTTCTTGGATGGTTGCAAACAATTTTTTTACGCTCCTTTCCACCGACTCGAATCGCTTTTCCAATGCTTGGATTCGTCGTTCCAATGACAAAACCAATTGGTCTTTGTCTTCGTTCAATGACTTGATGACGGCATCGAATCTTTCGCGGAGCTTGAGTTCTTCTTCTTTTGCTTCTTTCCTGATTTCCTTCATCTCGATTCGTTGTTCTCGGTACAGCTTGCGAGAATCCCACCACTGATACAGCAAGAACCCAACAAAGGGAGAATTGACGAATAATTGGAGTGCTATATCCTGAAAATCTTGGGTCATTGTTACTCCGCGATGAGGGTAAAACTGAAGGTTCGATAGTTCAAATGCTTGACCTGATTCCGGCACAGTTCCATGAATATATCAAACTCGTTTTTTCTGGAGAACACGATGCATCCAGCCGACCAGCGATTTACCTCATGGGAACCGACATCCAATGTTGTGGAACGATGAATGTTCAGGCCTATCTTCGCTTTGTGAACCTTTCCAGCATCTTCAAAATCTGCCTTGTTGTCCTTGTTCCAGTCTCTCCAGTATTCTACGGGTGTCACCTGAACAAGCGCGTCATATTTGCCGCAGTGCTTTCCTATCATATACGCACCTCGAGCTTGTTGTGGGTGTTTATAGATAGCACATCCTTTATAATCTTCTTTTGTCAACCAATACGAGCCAGGGTCTGTGGAAACTTGAAAAATATGTTCGCGCCATGAACCCTTCAACAAATAGCAAACATGCAATTTGTCATCGTATTCATTTGGATTATTCTCCAAATTACGGACCCCAATGATGTTCAAATCATAATCACCATCATCAAACACCTTGTAGCCCATCTTTTCTATCTTGTTAAGAATCTTGGGTTTCCACATTTTAATTTTTCCTGGTATAAGTCAACGGGTTGTCATCCAGACGAAGAGTCAATGCCCATCTTCCTTCCTCCCATACCTTGGAAAGGATTTGACTTCGGTGGTCATCGAGTCCAATATCTTCATCTGTTATGCTGACTATATCACCAATGTTCAGATACCCATAGCGAGATGATACACTGTATTGAATGGAACGAATTGGAATCGAATCCCGTTCGATTATATCATTGGCTACCCTTTGCGCGGTGTCCATCGAATAGCAATAATCCAGTTCGACAACTCGAGATTTCACCCCATAACGCTGAACGGATATCAATGATTTTGGGTTGGCGGTGTAACTTTGGGAAGAAAGGGTCCCCATCGCTGGAACCTCATGCCCACATTGCACAAAGACGGAATAGGTTCCATTTACGCCATTTTTTCCATATCGAACCGTAACATTGTTTATGATGTCCTCTGGATTTGTCTCTGTGGTGATGGGACCCGCGCGAAACCATTCAGGTCCTGAAATGATGTTTAAACGTTCACCGGTTGAAACATGAGAGACAAACATATCCAAAATGGGCTTGAGCCCATTGCCACCATTGACCACCGATATGGGCAGATAGGAAATGATGTTTTTGTTCAACCACTGGATAATCGTGATTTTTGGGTCATTGACCCATCCGGCGAATTCGTATTGGTTTAAAAATGGGCGAAGAGCATTCCACGCATCAAAATCGATGTCATCCGTGATTTGTTGCAACATCCACAGGCAAATATCACCACCACCGCGAAGCCCATCGCCGTTCCCCAATGGATTGGGATACGGGTCCCCATCATCCCATTCTATCCAAACCTGTCGGTCATCTCCAGCGGCTACACTTTGCGGAATGGACGAAGACTGAAGAATGGCAATGTAAGACAACACCCGCCCATCAATGTTGATGAAGGTCGACACAGATACACCGTCCTGTGTCTCTCCTGTATTTGAAAACGCTTTCACCGTGGTGGCATTCGTCGCATGTCCCGCGATGATATAATATACAGGTTTTCCAGTCGTAGCTGGGTCGTAGGCGATACAATAACAAGGGGAAATCGGTATGGATATTTGGTTGTTATTGCTTCTTCTAAGGGCTCCCAAATCACCAAAGACCCACGGAATCGTCTTCCCGCGGTGGATGTCTTGAACCTCTGTCAATCCGGCATCCTGTGGCCACTCGGGTGACACATAAAGAGCATTCGAACACGACACATCTTCGATATACATGTTCTTTCCAATGATAGACGATAACAATCCTTGTTCTGATATAAGCGCAGGGTTTTCAATGCTAAATTCTACATATCCCACGGATTGGTTGGGGTGCCCATACACAGGGGATGTGATTTCACCACGGAAAACAGTTGGTTTTTCATCCCATGGGGTGATAATCTCCCCTTTACGAGACAAGACGAACCCAATCTCCGCCGTCGAACCTTCTAAAATCTTTCCATTCATCACGTCCTGCGCGATGTTTCTGTGTGGAAACCGGATAGCGATAGAAATGGAATTGGATTGACTGGAAACATTTCCCACCCGTTCCATGGTGGATTCGATGGACACATCTTCTAATCCCCCCATGTATGGATAAGATGTATTGCCATCCACCAAATCCATGGGGATGTTGGCGAACCGATAGGTTTCCCCACCATAAATGATTTCCATCGTCCATATCAAATCTGTTTCAACCCAATCCAAACGAGACAGCATTATTTTACCTCTTTCATATTGATGGACGCGATTCTGAAAACTTCACCGGTTCCATTTTGAAGTTCAGAACCTACAATGCTTTCGATAGATACATCTGTTTCCAGTGTTACCAATGCTTGTTCGGATTGACGTTGCAAAACTCGAAAGTCGTCGTTTTGAACAATAAGCGGCAAATAGACGAAGTGTTTTTTGGCACCCTGTAACAGTTTCACGGTTTCCATCATCAAATCTGGAGCGTCATTGTTCACCGCGATGGGCTGTGCTCCAGCGCTGGAACTGGAAATCCATGTATCCACGGTGGGCTCCGCTCCTTGTAGCTGTGATGTATCGATTCCATCTGTCCATGCCACACGAAACACGCGGATGGGCGGTTTGTATTCTCTGCTATACCTCATCCCGTCCTGTGTTTCGATGGTTGTCGTTCCGCTTTCCATGGTGATGGTTCTACCCCTAGAATACTGACGACCAGGTAATACGCAAGGACCAAAGACGATTTCACCAATGCGAATATCGTTGGTGTATGTTTGCTGAGATGACACCACCAATTTGATTCCTGTCGATGTTTTCCCATTCATGTTCATAACGATGGATATGATGGGCGGTATGAAATAGACAGCGATGGATGTTTGTGGGGGCTGTGTATCCAAAGTTATGACAGCTTGCTTGGTTCCAGTCGCAGTGCCTCCAAATTTCCCCTCAGTATTTGCGGTGATTTTGCGATAGTGACGTGTCGCGCTTCCGCTTTCGAGGAAATAACACGTCCACCCCACCAATTCATTCAGCGTGAAATAGGGCTCTGTGATACCCACGGCGCCTCGAGCCGTTCTTCCAGTCACCGTACATGAAGAACGGATTTGATTTGTGATGGTTCCCAAGGAAACCCACCCACCATCATAATAAAAAAGTTCACCTGAAATCCAATTGATTTGATTTAGGTGTAATCCCATCAAATCATTGGGGAAATTGTCTTTGTTGGTATGCGATGTATCTGGGTCAAATTTCCAAGAGATACTCTGTTGTGATACGGAGCCACTGGTCACCGCCAAGGAGCGCCAACCCACCCGTGGGGATGGGACGACATCCATGTAAATGTTGTCGATGGGATACCGAAACTGTGGTGTGATGTTGAACGAATCGCCTTCGTATGTGGGTCCATCTGTCGACGATATGGAAACCCCATCGAACACATAAACGAATTGACCAATGGGTGGATAGGGTCGACTATTCAAATCTGTGGGGTTGGTGAAACCTGTGGCCATTTGCAAACCAGTGGCGCCCAACGTCGAAACATGGCATTCATTCCAATCTGTTTCCATCGTTCCGTTGACATAATTGATGTGACCAAATTCGACCTTGCTTCCAGCGCTGGAACCACCACCATTCGACAAGGCATTGGAAGAAGGACCCGTCGACCATGTTCGAAGCTCTCCATTGTCCATAGCGCGATACCACATGGAAACGTCGTTGTTTTGCAATGCAATAATGACGTCAATCCCATTGGTCGAATCAAATGTAACCGTGCCCAAATCGGTGGAACCATTGGAATCGCGAAGCTTAAACTGGGTGGGGGTGACGTATAGAATAACCTCATAATCTGCGCTGGAACCGTCATCCGTGGTCAGAATAATCCCCCTCACATTGGCCGACAAATCACCACCGGTGACCGCTTTAAATGATGCGCGAACAATAATACCCTCTGTCACATATTGGGATGCGGTTCCCGTGGAATCTAGGGTGAACGAATAGTATCTGTGCTGTGGATGTGCCAATGATGACGTGATTCGAAGGAACCCATTGGAAAGGGCATCGCTTCCCGTTCCTGATACCGTCAATCCGGTGATGTTTGATGGTAGGTCGATAGGCAGATAATTATCAGTGAATCCAACCCGCGCCCAATCTGCTTCGACGTCTGTATATGATGATTTAGGAAGGTTTACCGTGGAATAGCCGCCCAATATTGTCAGAAGTAAACTATTGTCCACATTGGAACCGCTGGAACACGACGACAGCAAAATGGAACGACCCAACCAACGCAGGCCAAATATGGAAACAAGTCGGGTAGCGCTGTCATCAAAATCAATGACTCGAGCTCTGTCCACATCAAAATTTCCATTGGTGTATTTGAACGTTATTCCATCGCTAGAATACCGTCCCACCATATCCTCTCTGGTATGTGAATAATAGACCGCATAAATGGAACCATCTTCATCACACCACATAGACGAATCACCACCGGTCATATAATCATTGGTTCCAGTCGCCAACCCACCAATGGAAATCAAAGACGAATAGGCGCTCGCTTGTCTTAGCAGATGGATATTTGAATATCCGGTGGGTAGTTCCATAAAATGGGCGGCGCCGGTGGACGCTGTATATGCAATGACGAATCGCCCATCACGAATCGACACATGCACATTTCGAAATGAATTTGATGTAGCATTGGAATCTGTGGTGATTTTCTGAAACGTTCCACCGCCGTCAATGGAGACATATTGAAACAATACATTTCGCTTCGTTATGGATGTGTTGTTGTAGTCGGTTTCAACCAACAACAAGATGGTTCCATTGACGGATGCCATTCGCAAGCGTTGAATGTCGTATGTTTGAGTTCCGGCGCCGCTGGTTGTTCCCACGTCGATGGGAATGGCGAACCCTTCTCTTGATACCGTGGACCACGTGGCACCGTCATCCGTGGACCTATATACGCGAATATTAGCGGTTCCAGCGCTTTCCAATACATGGACATATATGATAGACCCATCCATCATTTCGCACATCACCGGATGAAGATTTTGATTCGTGGATAGACCAATCGATGTGTGGATAACAATATCTGAAGCTGTCCCATCCTTGAGGATTCTGGTCACCATGGCCACATCTGTCGTGGTTGTCGTGGTTTTATGATAACCAATCAAGAGGGTATCCTCTGTGGTGGTGATAGCCGTGGGGATGGTGTATTGGTCTGTGACTCCCACGGCACCGGCAACCTTTAAAAATTCAAATCCTGATATGGCATTGAACGAATCGCGCCCATATTCCACCGTGGTGGAAATGGGGTTGTTCGTGAACGTGAACCGAGAACCAAAACCAGCGACACCCGCCGCTCTAGTTTTGATTGTTATATCACCTGTCGCCGATTGTCCACCCGTCGCCTGTAGTCTCATTTTTGACGGCTGACCTGGTATAGGGTCCCCAGCGGCGGGACCTTGTTGGGAAAACGAAGACTCTGCCGTCCATTCATTTTGTTTTCCCATGTCCATGGGAAGAATGAATCCTCTAATGAATTCCGGTGTTACATTTGCCATAGTATCAATATCCTATTTGACCTGAAGATGTGGTGCCCATCCCCATCGCGGTTCGTCCACGAATAAATCTATCATAATGTTTGAATGGATTTGTCACGATGACCACAGGTTGGGTCATGGCTCCATTTTCCAACGCGTTGATTCCATCTTCACCCAATCGATTCACCACCGATGACGACAAAACCGCTTCGCCTTGTTTGGCGCGGATAAATGTTTCATCCGGTGCCAACCCACTGGATGGTCCCACGATACCACCCATGTGGAACTGTGGTTGTTCGGCGGCAATGACGGCGGTTTGAGCGGCGCCCAATGCCACAGCTCCAGCTATCAGGAATGGATTGGGGAAAACCTCTGTGACATTGATGGCTGTTTGCATTGCCACCTCTGCAATCGCCGCCGCTTTTCGAAGATTGAAAACCAATTCAGCGTTGTGGCGGTTCTTCTGGGAATAGGCATCCACCAAATCTCCAGCGACATTCAATCCAGTGACCAACATTCCAATCCCTGTGTGGATGTCCTGAAATGTTCGGTTCCATGCCATTTGTGTTTCTTCGGCGGCATCCACAGCGCCGTCCCGAAGTGCCTGTGTTATCGCCTGGATTCCTTCTTGTTGCTCTTTTTGCTTTTCCAAGAATGAATCGACCTTTTCCATATCTGCTTCAAAATCATCATCTGAAATCTGAAACGTCATCGACGTCAAATTATCGGATATTTGTTCCAATCGTTGGTCGATTTGCGATAGTCGAAAGTCTCTATTTTCCAATAGGTCGTTGATAAGTTGTTCTGTCTCTGCCGTCTGTTCCATCGCTTGCAAACGTTGAACAGATGATTCCACCGATTCATTTAGCAGGGATTGTTCTTCCATCAATGCCGCGATTTCTTCATTGATTTGGATGTTTCGCAATGTTTGAACGTCAAGGTGGGAGCGCCGTTCTTTTGTGATTCGTTTTTCATCCTCCAAAATCTTGTTCTCTATCATCGATAAGAGCTTAGACGAATCGGTTAGGTCTTGTTGGATGGTGGCTTGTTTTGATAGCTCTGTAGCACGGTTGGCACCGGAGGAACGGCTTCGATTTTGCGCGGGTGAAGACAATGTTTTTTGGAGTGCCGCATCAAACTTTTCTATTTCCGCGCTTGCACGGGAAAACATGTGAACAAAATTTTCAGAAGGCTCCGCAGCCGAATCTATAAATTCCCCCATTTGCTCAAAACTTTGCATTGCAGAGATGAAACCGCCGGGCGATGTGTCAGTTAAAACCGTCACCAATCCCATAGAACCAGCAAGAACAATCCCAAAGGCCGCTTGAAGTCCCACCAACGTGTCACGCGCTACATTTCCAAGGAAGATAAAACTTTTTGCCGCTCCTATGATGGCTGTGTTCAATCCTTGCCCATCCTCGGCGCCTGTGATGGTGTCCAATAGACGTTGCATTTCACCTTGGACCACAGTTAAAGTCGCAGCGGATATCCGCTGGAACTCTGCCATGTTCTTTTGCATGTCGGGACCCGTGGACACCCCGAACTCTGTAGCCAAAGTCGTGAATGCTTCCAGGTTGTCCAGCGCTCCAGATTGGATGAATTTGGGACCCGCTTGTCTTCCAAATATTTCAGATGCAAGCGCCGCCTTTTTTTCAGCGCTTTCCACTTGTTGCAACGAATGAAAAATATCTTTCAGAACATCATCCGCGCTTCTTAGCTCGTCAAAACCTTGGGATGTGTCCACAATGGATACACCCAATCTGTCAAAGGCTCTTTGGGCTTGTTTGGAACCGTTGGCGGCTTTGTCCATCATTTGGGGAAGACGAACCAATCCCATTTCGAGTTCTTCAAATGATAAACCTGCGCCTTCAGCGGCAAGACGAAGACCGCTAAGTGTTTCGACACCCACACCCGTCTTCGTGGACGCGTCCACCAATTGGTTGGATAGGTCTGCTATCTGTTGCCCAAATAGCAATACAGCCGCTCCAGCGGCAACCATGGCGCCAGAGATTTCACCGAACCCACGAATCATCGACGTGGAAAGGTTTTTGCTCTTTTTCTGAACCGTATCCAGCGCGCGAACTTGTTTCTTGGCGCTTTTTTCAGCTTCTTTCGACGCCTTGTCGTAGGCCTTGTCCAAGGACGTCATAATTCGACGTGCTTCAGATTCTGAAATTTTCCCCACACGGGTCAAACCAGACACCAAATTGGCTGTCTCGGCACGGTATGAAATCTGAATCGTCTTATTGATATCTGCCATCACTTCACCTTCTTTTGTTCTTTCAAATACGCCTTCGAAAGTTTTTTCAGTAGTTTGGGAAGACCAGCCTTCGACGGTTTCCACATGGTTTGTTCTGCGATTCGTTCACCCGTGGGAACGATGGATGGACTACCATCGTCTCGTTTTGAATAATCGGCGGCGCGAATGGCATAGGCATATTCGGCATCATTTCTGAAAAACGCTTCGACTTCTTTTCCACCGGATAAAATCCTGAATCCGCTTTCAAATTTGTCTATGCTTCTTTGGCTTTTTTGCTTTTCAATTCGTACCCGTCCATTTTCTTCCACGGGTCTATCACCACGAACAATCCAATTCTTTTTTGCATGTTTCACCCGTTCATCCACTTCTGATTCCAAAATCAACATGGTCATGGGTGCCACATCTCGAAGGGCTTGTTCAAACAAATCGCGAAAGAGCCCATCGATTTCGATGGACCCTTTTCCTTTGCCATATCTGATTTTTTTAGCCATCACACCCACCACGACGAAATCTTTCGTGTTGTTTTTTCAGTCGCTGGAGGTTGTGTCGTTTTTTCATTTTTTCTCTATCTTGTGATTTCATGTGATGGATTTTAAAATCTGCTATAAGTTCCGCCTGGACATCACAGTCTAGATTGAAAAACCAATGTGGTTCCCTGTTCCAGAATCTTGATATGGTAAACCCCGTCTGAACTATTCCTCCAGAGGGGGATTGGAAAAATTTTCAGCAGCTTCCACCGCTTTGTTGGTTGCAATATGATTAGACAACATTTCAAACAACGACGAACCCACCGTCAAAACGTCCACGGGTGATACGTTGTTTTTGTGCAACCATCCTTGCATGTTTCCACCGTACGACATCAAATCGCAATCTGAAAGACTGTATTTGGGATGGGTTGTTTCATTTTTCAGGCAAATCCCAACCAACGCCGCGAAGAGTCTTCCTAGCTGGGCGCGGTTGGGGTTGGTGGAAATCATATAGAACACATCCCATATTGCACATTGAGAGGATGGGAGCCCAAAGACGACATCCATGGGACCCATTGTTTTTTTCATGGTTTTTGGTTTCATTGTTACACCGTCGCTCGAGTGATAGCGCCATAGACTTCACCGGTGAACGAAATGGATGTCGGTGAACCTTCTGCTACAGAAGCTGTCAGCAAAACTTTTTGAAACGTCGTTTTTGTATTGGAACCGCTAAGGGATGCCATGTTCTCTTGAAATTCCACGGTCACCAAATAGGGTTCGAAACCGGTTCCACCGGTGGACGTGGCGGCGGCGGAGTTACCGGTTTTGTATACAAAATCAATGATGGTATCGGCGCTGTCATTGGTGAATTCGCGAAAGTGTACGGTGAATGAAATCTGTGGCACTGGGTCATTTGCAAATCTAAGACCTACAATGGAACCTCTGTCATATACCGTCACACGTTCAGCGCGGTCAAATGACATGTTCATGTCGCCATTTTCATAGGACACAGTATATGTGGTCGCATCCCCATTGATGATTGATATGGTTCCATCTCGTGGAACGGCTACTACAGTATTTTCGGCCATTGTTTACTCCGTTAGCGGTATATAGTGAATAGATTCGAATTGGATGGTGGAAATCATGTATTCACCGGAGTCTGTCAGTTGACGGGAAACATTGGTGAATTTGAGATGAAAACCATCCGCGTATTGGGTTGTATTTGTTCTGTCTAGTAGTTTTATTATAATGTTATTCTCGAGGTCCATCGTCGAATCGATATCCGGCAACTGTGCCAAAGGTCGAATTCGATAGGCCATTTTGATGTCTATATCTGTAGAGCATAGAGCGCCCACAGTGGTCCTCTGTCGTTCATCGTTGGCACTGGTTCCACCAATGCCCACAGCGAATGCTTTGTGGGCGATGGAATTTGGTGTTCTTCCAAACGCGTCATATGGGAGATATGACTCTTTCAGTCCATCTGCCATCGACGTGATGGAAGTTGCCAAACGAGAACGAATAGTGGATAATTTTAGAGACATCAAAACCGCCTAAAAAATCGATTGATTCGAGGTGGTGAGCATGTGGTTATCATTGGATATGCCGCCGTTCTTTTGTCCTCATCGCTGGAACGTCCTTCACCATCAAAATCATATCTGAAGGACACCTGCTTCCAATGGAATTCGTACGATTTCAAGGACTCACGATACAAATCCATATATCGCCCATTTGATTGACCCAAAGAGCTATGCATGTTTCGCCAAATGAGAGCAAGACATAATTCCAAATGAGGATTGCGAAGGCTCTGTGGGTCTGTAATCAAATAAGGAAGGTTGCCCTGTTGCCGTAGTCGTTCCAGTATTCGAACCCATGATTCATCAATGAATCTCTGCCATCCATCTGTGTATGAAGGAGGAAGAAGATTCGCCAAATCTGAATACGTGGATTCCAAATCGATATCCGATATGCACGGATACAGAGGACGAAGACACAAATATGCGGGACGCTGAAAGGTGAAGCTAACCCCACCAATAACAACTTCCCACAATTCAAACCAACCATCTGAAAGAGATGTGGACGATGGGATGGATGCCGCAGATATGGTGTATTTACATTTTGACGCATCAATGGTTGCAGCACTCACAGACACAACATCCTGACCGCTATCATTCAATAGTTGATATGTGGCACTATCTGGGGTCACAATGGACCCATCGCGATAGATAGCCAGTTCAACCACTTGGTTTTTGGCCCGTTGTATCATTTGAGGAACGCGAATCCGCGCCGCATAAAAATCATCCAATGCCGTCATACATCACCCTATTATGCGTTGATAACTTGATACCATTGGTTTCCATCACAGGCTATCATAAGCCCTTGCCCATTTCCCACCAATATGGTGGATGCATCTGGTTTTGTGACTGTGAGGTCATGACCACCACCACCCGCATTTGAAATCCAGAACAATCCACCGTTCATCAAATCAGGCAGATTGACAACGCGCGGCGCGCCGTCTGGGTCTAAAATCTGAATCATCGATGAACCCTTGTCCAAAGTCTTGGCACCCGCCAAGGTTTCAACATTGATTCCATCTTTCATTCGTAATTGTCGTGGTAGTACAAAAGCACTTTTTCCATTATAAGCCATTTCGAAATCTCCTTATTTCCCGCGTTTGCGGTCGTGGCGTATTGCTATTCGTTCCGCTTGTTTCCTCGCTTCCCGTTCTGTGATGTTGGTTCCCGTTTTTTTAGAATGGTCCAATATTCTTTTTGTCATTCGTTCAAACACTTCTCTATTAGACATTCCGCTTCCCCTTTTTCCGTGGTGGATGGATGGGGTTTCCATCCTCAATACATTTTTTCATCATTTCCAGACGAAGCACATCAAAATCATACATCTTCTTGAGTCGTGGGGTGAAATTTTTCCCCTCGTTTCGATTTACTCGCTTTTCCTGTTTTTCTAGGAACAGCTCGAGAATGTCTGGGTCTGGTTGTTGGAGGACAGAGTCTTTCAATAATTGCAAGCGCCACTCCGCCCATCCTTGTTCGTCACGTTTCCAGATGACACGATTCCCCAAAATTTTGGGGGTGTCGAATACATTGGCATAATACCATCCATTCGTACATCGATGTCTTGTTTGGTATCCAAGTTCGAGGTCCAATACTTCGAATCCATCATCCATCATTTTGACCCGTGCCATTTGGCTATCTGTTCCACCACGTGGAATCATTCGAACCCCATTGCATCCAGCGATTTCAAACAATCGCCTGAAGTCCGGGATAAACATCCACCTGTCTTGTAAATGTATAAATTCCCAACATGTGTTTGGGTGGTGCATCAACCAAAACGGCTGATTTGCTGGTATAGGAAGGGCGGAATTGTGAAAAGAATCCTGTCCTGTCCATGGTTGATTTGTTGTCATGGTTTTTTCTCCTGATAGGTAGGGTGGGGGCTTTCGCCCCCCAAAGGAAACGGGTCGGGAACCATGAAAAACGCCCACGTTCCCACCCCAAATCATTCATTAGGCATCTGTTGAAATCAACACAGCTCGAGCATCTTCACACAGCGCAGCGCCACAATACGCCGAACCCACTATTTTTGTCAAGCTGAAGGCGCTATCACGCTCGAGTTCGACCAAAATTGGGGTTCCAGCGGGACGAATTTCGCCGCTGGGGGCTGCTAAGGGAAGAGGAGTCCCCAACGCATATCCGATTGCACCACGTGAAAACATGGCACCTTCGCGATTTGCGCCGTTCAATGCACAGTAAGAACTCTTATGAACCTGTACGCCAAGGAAATCACCGACCAATCCAGTTCCATGGCTTTGAATCATGTCGTGGGTAGCAGGATTGAAAGCGATGGAATTCGCGGACTCATTTCTGATACTCGAGACCAAATCAGCAACTTGACGAGGATGGAGGACGGCGAACAAATCAGATGGATTGTTTGCAATCTCAAGCGCATATATGGCATCCAGAAAATCGTCCACGCTCATATCTACGCCGCTGGTTCCAACGCTGGTTGAAATAGAGGCAAAGGTAGCGCATACAAGTTCCATGAACTTTCGTTCAAATGCGCCGCTCATGCTTTCGGCGAGTCGGAAAACATCGACGTCAGAACCACCGCCCAACTTGGACAACGAAGCCAAATCGGTAAGGTCATAACGCAAGCCGATTCGTCCCACGGTGATGGTGGCTGTGGCGGTGGTTAGGCTGGTATTAGTGATTTCAGAACCATCTGCGACACTGGCCATGCCATCATATCCATCAAGGCCCGCATAACGAATTGTCAGCGCGTCCGAACCTACATTTTGCACATCTCCTGCAAAAAGTAAAGCTCCAGAATTACGAATGGATGCGCTATCGTGAATCAATGCACGGATTTCATTTTCAAGCATCGCCGCAAGGCGAAGATTCGCGCCTTCAAGAGCGCTATAAGTAATTGTAGCCATTTTGTTTTCTCCTTTTGTGGCTTGTACCGTTCGCGCTGTTGACGGGTGCGACCCTACGGTTTCTTCGTTATTATAACATCATATCCTTTTCATTGGTGAACCATGCCACACAAAGATGTTGTCGTCATCACATACAAGACAGGACACGTTATCGTTCTCGATAAAGACGAAGCGCTTTCCACCATCATATCTGATTTCCATCGAATCGAATCGATTATTCTGGGGTCGTATTCTATTTAGTCCCTATCAAATTTTTTTTTCATTTGGTTGGCCCAAGAACGTCCCGCATTTGAACCCCACAATCGCCATGCAATCGAAGCCTTCGAAGTTTTGTCTCTTCGTGCCTGTGCCTCTTTGGGACTTTTCCCATGTCTAGCGAACCAAGCACTCATCAAAATAATTTGGTCTTCGTCAACAGAACCAGACATCAATCTTCGCGCTGTGCGCATTCCGGTTCCGGCTACACGTTTGCCCTTGTCGTCTTTATACGCAGCCCTTTGTGATATGGGTAGTTCTAGGTTTTGTTTTAGTGCTCTTTCTGCTATGTCTTGGATGGATTTGGGAACTGGATAGCGTGCCATTATGACCCCCTTCTGAAGAATAGGTCAATACATTGGGCGCGGTGGGCTTCGTCCACGGATTGACAATGATTCTGGATTTGGATTTTGTTTCTGACATTGATAATGTTTTCACACGTTGATTCTGTAGTGGCATCCCCATGGGATTGGGCTTGGCAAAACATTTCACGACATAGCCCATCACCGTTTTTTTCTATGAACCCTGGTTCGCAGATGGGTTGTATAATGTCAAGTCTCGATAGTTCTTGTTTTATGGGGTCGGGTGGGATGATGACGGGTGGGGGTGTTTTCCATTGGCATCCAACAAATCCAGCGGTGACACATCCACCCATGAAAAACGACAACGCCCCAACGATAAAAAGTATTTTCATTTCTACTCCATAAAAATGGGGATGATATGAACAACATATCATCCCCAAAACATTTTCCTGGTATAGGCTACAACAAAATTTTAGACTGATACAGCAAGTGAAACAGTAACACCCACAGCAGATTTGACGGTCAAAGCCGATGTGGAAGAATACACTACTTCTAATTGGATTTGGTTTCCACCGCTGTCCATCGCTGAAACATGAACCAATCTCTTTCCGAGGTTGTGGGTGATGGTGGACGCGACATTGGCAGTCAATGTGACAGAGGTTTCAAATCGAAGTTCTTGCAAACGAAGAGAGAATTCGCCGGTTCCATTGTTGTAGTTCAGAAGTTCATCCGATTGAGAAGAAACAGTGACGGCGCTTCGACTTCTTGCAGCGGTGAAGAATAAATTCGAACTTCCTTCTGTGATTTGGTCAGTGTTGGCATTGATGGAATAGGTTCCGTTTGAATAGGAAAGACCGGTTCCAGCGGCAAACTCTGAATAGATAGACGACAATGGAACGGAAAGAGCACCGGTTCCACTGTTGTATGTCAGAAGCTGAACTTCTGGAGCGCTGACAGTGGCGGCACTGATAGCGGCGCGGCTTCTGGCATCCGTGAAGTATTTATTGGAACTTCCTTCTGATACATCATCACTGGAACCATTGAAGGCAATGACTCCGGCATTGAATGAAATGGCGGTTCCACCACTAAATTCACTGAAAACAGAAGAACGAAGAACACCCATTTGACCATTGGAATTGTTATAGGTCATCAGCTGAACATCACCACCACCGGCTGCAGCGGCACTGATAGCGGCGCGGCTTCTGGCATCCGTGAAGTATTTATTGGAACTTCCTTCTGATACATCATCACTGGAACCGTTGAACGATATGGTGGCGCCACTGATTCCAATCGCGGTTCCACCGGTAAGATTTGCACTAATGGCACCGGTAGAACTATTGTAAGCAATGCCAGTTCCAGCGCTTAAAGCGGCGCGACTTCTGGCATCTGTATAATATAGGTTAGAACTTCCTTCTGTGATTTGGTCAGTGTTGGCATTGATGGAATAGGTTCCGTTTGAATAGGAAAGACCAGTTCCAGCGGCAAACTCTGAATAAATCGACGACAAAGGAACGGAAAAAGCACCGGTTCCGCTGTTGTATGTAAGAAGTTGCACTTCTGGAGCACTGACAGTAGCGGCGCTAAGAGCGCTTCGACTTCTGGCATTGGTATAGAATAGATTCGAACTTCCTTCTGAAATTTGGTCTGAAGTGGCATTGATAGCCAAGGTGATTTGTCCACTGTTGACAGAGGACGAAATACCTGTTCCAGCGGCGATGTTTGCACTGATTTGGGCGGTGGATGAATTGATGGAAATCCCATCACCGGCTTGAATAACAGAACCAACTTCTGCGGCTGTCAAAGGGCTTTCGATTTGGGTGTAGTTGGAAGCGCTGGAACCATCCGCACCTGAAACGATATACGTCTCGGTCCCATCGGAAGGGGCTGTCAAAACAAGAACGTCGCCTTCTTTAAGAGACGCCGCTGTGGATGATTCATTGGAAATGAAATTGGCGAGACTTGTCTGTGAATTATCGACATGAACATCTGTAAGGGCCAACGATGAAATCGAAAGTTCACCATTGGTGACGTCCAACATTGACGAAGAGCCGGAGGCAATTGCTGAAATGAAGGAAAGACCTGAAACGTCTTGTTTTCTGACCAAATCGGTGTTGCCACTGGGGGCAGATTCGCAAATGACAGAACCTTTAAACGTTACAGTAGGATTATAAAATTGCATTGATAGAACTCCATTCTATGGGTAAGGGTCATCTATATATTAAGTGATATACACGTATCCTGAAGTGGAAATCACAAAGGTTATTGATACTGTATTGGACGTATATCGAATATCCCCCATGATTACATTTCCTGATAAATCAGTGATGATAACCCGTGGAACGTGGGAAAGACTGTGTGAAATCGATACACTGGATTGATTTGTGAATTCAGTCGTAGTTTGTTGTTCCCCACCGGATGGGGAATAGATTGGAATCGCCATGGTTCACCCGTTCTCTATTCGAATATCAAATAGACATTCGCCGTTCCAGCCTGCGCAGCAAAGAATATCGATTGATTGATGGTGGGGGTTTTTTGTGGATTGTATTGAATAATGACGTCCACAGGTTGCGGAAACGAATCACCTGAAGGGGCCGCGCCGTCTGTCCCATCATAATTCATAAAAATCGCTTGGTCCTTGGGTTGGATTGTTACCGTCTTACACCATCGCGGGATTATCACTTGTTGCATATTGGTACCAGTCGAAACCTTTTTCATGGCTCCGCCATTGGAATAGTTCAAAGTCCTAAGGTCAATTGCTGCCATTTTTTCACCTCTTCTTCTTTTTGGCCATGGACAAGGCTATTGCCACGGCTTGTTTTTGTTTTTTTCCTTCTTTTTTCAAAAGTCGAATTTTCTTCGATATAGATGGGGACGTCTTCGCCGTTTTTGATTTGCTCTTGTAGGCGCTTTTTTTTCTTGCCATTGTATTTGCCCTTCCTGAAATAATATATATCATTGATTCGATAGGCTGTGATATTGGTCACTTTTGCCATACGTTGCCACGTTTTGCATAATAGGCTTCTTTGATTTTCTGGCGGTTTGCCTTAAAAAACTGATAATCAGATGCTCTTTCTAGTATGCTTGCATTCGTTCCATGGGATGGTTGAACTCCAGCGTTGGTCGCTGGAACCGGTTGGGCTGGAACCGGTTGGGCTGGAACCGGTTGGGCTGGAACCGGTTGGGCCTGTGCCAAAGATGAAAGCTGTTCTGGAGTCCCGGCTTCAATTGTTCCACTGTTTGGTTGTGACAAATACGGAGCCAATAATTTGGGGACCTGTCCGGTTTCTTGGATGGATGACAACCAGTGACCCATGGAAACCCTGTCTTTTTTGGGAAGGGCATCCATGCTTTTCGTATATTGCCATTCTACCAAATCTCTGACTTCTGGATTTGTGATTCCAGATTGGGTGATGGCGCTGTGTCTATCATATTTTTGATTCGCTGTTTTCAATGATGATTCTAACTCTGTTATTTTTGTTCTCAATGACTCGACCCCATCGATAGATTTGGTCATCTGTGCCAACCGTCCCTCGAGTTCTAAAATCTTCGATTCGCCCATTCTTTTTGATTCTGTAATTTTTGATAGTCTCGATTGAACAATCCCATCGACATCTGATTTCAGGATATATTCTTGGCCTTCGTGTGTTATTGTTTTCATGGTTTTTGCTCCTATTTTTTTAGCTTAAATTTTGTTCCTCGTTGTTGTTTTTTTGCTTTCGCATACAAATCCTTATCTGCCGTGATGGCTGTTTTACCCTTTTGTAAAAATGAATAAACACGCGCTTTCGACCATGCCGCCTGTGTAGCCCCCACACGATGACCACCCGTCGCCCATGCCGCTTGCCCTCGTTCATACACTGAACGAATGATTCCCGTTGGTATACCGGTTTCCTTTGCCGTAGCGCGTATGAATTTGGTTTTGTTGCTATCTGATTTTATGGTTTTCCCTGTTTCACTAATTTTTTTTCGAAGAACACCCATCGACGTCGTGTATTTGGATTTCCTTGTCGTTTTTTTTGTGTCACCTGGAAGGGGTTTGTACAATTCGCTTTTTGGAACATCACCGCGCATCCGCTTTCGAATTTGCGCTTTTCTTTTTGCGGCTGTGCTTTTTGCTATTCCAGTTGTATATTTTTTGGGAACCTTTCGAATCTTTGCCATTTTATTATTCCTATGCAAACTCTATTTTCTGTTGTTTGATTTGCCGAAGTTTTTCCATCGCTTGTTCTTCTGTCGATATTTCTGGATACAAATCCATCATCGCATCCACGGGTCCAAGCAAACCCTTTGCCATCAATGCCAATGTGTTCTCTATTTGGGCTTTCCGTTCCCCTTTTGTCAGTGGAATGGATTCATACGATATGACATATCCATCTGTAGGATAAGAGGTTCCCAAAATGGCATTGGAAACCATGGCACCCATGGAAATCGCTTCAATATCTGCCACTCTTTGGGTGGGTTCATACTTCTTTTGGGCGGAGCGCATCGCGTCCATGGACATTGCGATGGAATACCCACTTCGTGGGTCACTCGAAACTTTTTGCACAGAGGCTGGGTCAATGCCCATTTGGGCCGCTAGTCGTCTTTCATATGTGGTTATTGCTGAAATCATGGATAACGGGTCATCCATTCCCGCCGCGAATTGCCCAATGATGGGTTGGGACGATATATCTGGGTCCGGTGCAAAACATAAAATAGACGCTGGGTCTGTGGGAACGGATAGCCGTGCCGCTTTCGTTCCTATATCTACAGCGGATAATCCTGCCAATTGCATTGTCGTATATCGTTGTGGGTAACTTGCATCGAACATTAGATGCTTCAGATATGTGTAATATGTTGACGCAACGAAAGAACCTTGCACAACTTCGGACAGCTCATATGGTGAAAACAGTTTTCCAGTGATGGCGGCATGATAAAAAACCCATGGAATGAATGGAACACCTTGTCCATCACGATACGGATAATTGTTTCCACTTCTATCACCACCAAGGAAAATGTTCGTCACATCGTCGGAAAACTTGCCATCGGCTTCGACCTTTCGAACCTCGAAACGCGGATTGTTTTTGTCTCGAAGGTCAAAGATATCCGCCGTCCAAAACTCTTCGCCGGTGGAATCATTTCTTCGAAGTCTATATTCATAAAGATAGTTTGCCTTTGTGGGATTTCCCGCTGGAGCGCTTGCAAATACCATATCTGGGGTCACTGGTCGAAACATGACAGCGTTATCATCTGATATATCGATTCTGACCAACATTTCACGCAGTCCAATGGTGAACATTTGGATGGTGGACATCATTTCAAAATAATGGCTATTGTCAAGAACTCCATGGGGACCAATATATGGACGCGCCGCCTGTGCCTTTTGTCGTTCCACTCCCACGGATGGGGTGGTGGAATACAGAACAGAAAGGGCCTTACATCCACTTTTGAAAATGTTGGATGACATATCCAGTGACCCCCACGTTCCACGTCTATCGATTGGGATTTGGGTTTGAAGGAAAAGCTCGAGGTCTTCACCCCACGAACCCTCGAGGAGTCGTCGACGGCGCGCCGTACATTCCACGCGCGCATTGGTGTATTGGTCTGTAAACGTTGGTATCTGTGGGGTCATTGTGTACATATTACCGCCTCATTGGGATTTTGCTAAATTTGGGGGCTCTAAATTTGTTATCAAGGATGGGAACGATTGCGTATCTACAGGCGTCAATTGCATGTTTCCACTGTGAATTGCGGTCCATGGCACCCGTTTTTTTTACCACCCACGACGTCATGGAACGAATCAACCTTGTACATTTGGGGTGGACGATAAATCTGCCTTGGCAAATTGCTTCACTTATCAATTGACATCCATAATACACTGACCAGCGCGGCTTATGGGCGGTATGGATTCGAAAGGGAAGATTGTTCTGTGGGAAATCCAACGCCACTTCCAACGCAGAGCGAAGAAGTGAATTCGACATTCGACCACCATGTTTCCCGCCGCCGTGGGGTCTGTCACCGGTCCATCTGTTTATTTGTAAAACATCCAATCCATTCCGTCGAATCATGGCAATGATAGCTCGAGCATGTCGATTTGCTGTTAGCTGTTCTTGGCTCCCACCCGCCGCGAAATATTCGTCTAGAACATATATGGTCTTGTCCTCCGATATGGCGACAAGAATCGCACATTGGGCGGATGGGGTGTGTCCATGGTCTATTCCAATCGAGAATGTATATTCACCCTGTGGACATGGTGCATCTGAAATGTTTTCTTCACTGAAATGTTCGAAGATTCGTCCATCCATGGGGACCCCAACATCCCACGACCCCTCAAGGCGCGCCCCCTTGTCTATTGAAAGATATGTATCTGACACCCTATCGATATCCGCTTGTGATAAGAGAGCACCAAGCTCCGTCCCATCAAAATCGATGGGGGTCGTGTTCTCTACCGTCAACGCCGCATGGATGTCTCGAATTTTTGGTGGCTTGGATTCCGTCATATTTTTCAACCACGTCAAATCACCACCGCCCACGGGTGTCATCGTCATCAACATTTTTCCATTCTTTCGAAGAAGTCTTGCAACCAATTCACCAAACAAGGACTGTGGACATGGTTCGTCCACCCAACAGATATCGATGGTTCCAGATGCCGCACCCAAGGTGCCCTGGTTGGCGGTCTTAAAAAACATCATGGACCCATTTTTTAATTTGAACCATGGATTTTTGGCACGGTATCCACGCCCCACTTGGAATGTGGGACTATCATGGGCATACATCGATGGGGGGACCAAATCATGGACCTTTTGTTGGATGATTTTAGATTGTTCCCACGAATGAACAATTGTCCAAACGGTGATGGGTGGTTCTGACGTTAGATTTTGATAGGGGTTTTTTCCCAACATGGCATATAAACAATACGCCGCGCCCACCATGGTTTTCCCAAGTTGGTTGGCCGCGCGAAATAAAACAATGGGCTCCGTCGCCTCTAAAACCAGCCTTTGAACACGGGACGGACGAAAGAACCGAAGAGGATTTTGATTCGCTAGGTCTTGGATTTGGCGCGCTTTCTTGGCGGCGGATAACAGTCTTAGATTTGAAAGTCCCAATGTCATGTTTTCAATCTCACCACGTTATTTCCATCCACCATGATTTCATCAATGATTCCCTGTTTCAAAATCGGGGGTAGGTTTCGAATTACGTCGACGATTTCCGCTTGCAATTGTTCGGCGCTTTCCCCATGGATGTCTTTCGATTGTTCCACCAAAGAACGAACTTCATCATGGACCAATAGATGAAGTTTGTGCAGGGTTGGAAGGGAATGAATAATTTGTTTGTCCCGTGCCAAACAGATGTCCCCTTCGATTTCCCGAAGTTTGGAAATCCTGAATTCGATGGGGTCTAACTCGTATGAACTTTTTGGTTTTTGGTTACCAGGAGAATCCGAATTTGTAATTTTTTCACGCTCTTTGCTCTTTCGAACCAAATAGAAAACATTGGCTGTAGTACATCCAAACTTGTCAGCGATTTTTTTTGCCGTCCATCCTTTCTTGCGAAGTTCAACGATTTCCTTTCGTTGGTCGGGTGTTAATTTTCGTTTGCGTTCTGCCATTGGGGGATTTCCCTGAAAAGAGAGAGAGAAAGGTTTTATATCAAGAGAGAGAGAAAATATCGTGGTCGGGGATAG